CACTGAGGTCACCACCGGCTATTCGATCAGCTGCTTGCACGGCCTGTGCCAAGGGAGCAGTGATCGAGCGAATGAGCCACGCCGCTGCCAGGAACACCAAAATCACTGCACCAATAGAAACAGCAACCACGGTATTTTTTGCGGAAGCGTAAGTCTCAGTTGCAGACTTCGCCGCTGCAGCTGCACCTTGCGCATTGAGCTGCACAAGTTTGTCTGTCAATGACTTGAGTGCAAGGTACAAGGGGCGCGACTCTTGGCTCATGATTGCTGTCGCAGCGACGTTCTCGTTCTTGCGCGACAGCTGCAAGGCTTTGTTGTTGACCTCCACATACTTGGTCCAGCCGGTAACGAATTCCTCGTAGATTTTTTTCTCTTCCAGGCTGCTGATCATTGCCTCGTACCGTTTGCGAACTTCTGCCAGTTGAGTACGTTGCTCTTCAATCTGCTTGTCCAATGAGGCCATGTTGGCTTCGTCTGTGGCCATCACATGGGCCAAGATCGTCAATCGCAGATTTGCTATTTCAGCATCTATGGCATTGACAGCTTGCACGCTGGGCAGCCAATTCTCTGCGACAGCATCGGAGTTCTTATGCAAATCGCCCAACTGCATTAGTGAGGTGGCTGCCAGTGTTAGCAGCATTGCCAGCAGCAAGCCAAACGAACCGATCAGTCGCGTAGAGATTTTTAAATTTCGCATGTTTTGCAGAGAGGGATCTGGTGTTTTTATCTTAAGAGCTCTTGACGTTTGTCACGATCTAAATTATCGCTGTCGAGCAACTACCTGCTGAGTCTCATGCAATATCCAGATTGTTAAAAAAGATGGCTATTAATTCTTCAGATTCATGGATTGACAGTGAATTGAAGAGATTCTTAAGAGTGGCTAACACCACTTCCCGTGAGAGCCCGTCAGAGCGGTTATGCTCGCAGCCCTCATGGCACGACGACCCGTAAGCAAAGAACTGTGGCGACAACTACAACCCCTGATCCCGGCCTTTGTGCCTTCTGCCAAAGGCGGTGCACGCAAGCTCGCAATCAGCGATGAAGCCGCCCTCAACGGTATCTTGTTCGTGCTGCAAACAGGCATTCCCTGGGAAGACCTTCCCCAATCTCTTGGGTACGGCAGCGGTATGACTTGCTGGCGGCGCCTGCGCGACTGGAATGCCGCGGGTGTCTGGGAGCAGTTGCACCAGGCCATGCTGACTCGCTTGCGTGAACATGACCAAATCGATTGGAGCCGGGCCAGCATTGATGGCTCCTCGGTACCAAGCCCCCGGGGGGCCAGGAAACAGGGCCCAACCCCACGGACAGAGGCAAGCTCGGCTCCAAGCGACACATCGTTGTAGACGCCAGAGGCATCCCGCTGGTGATCTTGGTAAGCGGGGCGAACAGGCATGACTCCAAGATGTTCGAGAAGTGTGTGGATGCGATTCCTGCGATTGCAGGCTTGGCAGGACGCCCCCGTAAAAGGCCAGCCAAGCTGCACGCTGACAAAGGCTACGACTTCAAGCGATACCGAGCCCACCTGAGGCAGAGGGGCATCATTGGCCGGATTGCCAGACGAGGCATTGAAAGCAGCGAGCGGCTGGGCAAGCACCGGTGGGTGGTGGAGAGGACGCACAGCTGGTTTGCAGGCTTTGGCAAGCTGCGAATCCGCTTTGAAAGACGGCTGGATATCCACGAGGCGCTGCTGAAGTTGGCGGCAGCGATCATCTGTGCGCGCTTCGTGGATCGGTGGTGTTAGCCACTCTAAATCTGAATACGAATCGTCTATCTTTAATATCGTTAAAGAGACGAAATTCCATGGTTAGGTAGCCATGCAGTAAACGCTGTTGGATTCAACCCCGCCTAGGTGTGGCTGCACTTGGAAGGAGTGAAGAGACTGAAGGCTCTTTTCAGGAGCCCCAGTCATGGCCAATTCCCTCTACGCGCGCGGCAAGCAGCGCATTCTCGAAAAGCAGATCAGCTTCAAGGACGACGACATTCAGGTGTTGCTTGTCTCCGCGGACTACATCCCCGACCTGAACGTCCATGAGTTCTTGTCTGATGTGCAGGCCTACGCCCTGGGCGGTGGCGCCAAACCCCTGACGGACAAGACCACCGCACTGGGCGTCTTCGACGCCGCCGATGTGAGCTGGTTGAAAGTGACCGCTGGCGCCACGGCCAAGGCGGTGATCCTGTTCAAGAGCACTGGCGAGGCGGGCACATCGCCGCTGCTGGGCTACGTGGACACCATCACGGGCTTCCCGGTCGCCACCAACGGTTCGGACATTACCGTGCAGTGGGACAACGGCTCCTTCAAGATTTTCAGCTTGTAAGCGGGGTGCCCCATGCCAAGTTTTAACGACTGCATCGTGGTGCCCTTCGGGCTGGCCGAGCTGGCGGGGGCATCCAGCGCCGTCGGCGTGCTGGCCTATGCCGATGGCCAGTACCTGCCTGCCATGTCGGCCGCACCGGTCAACCAGCACACGGTATTCGTGGCCCACTCGCGCAACGGCAAGTTTGTGGCGTGCCTGTGCCGTGTCTTGTCGGAAACCCAGTATCCGCCCTCTGTGTCGTTTTCCAACACGGCCTATCAGGTCGATGTGTACGACACCGACAGCTGGCAGCGCGTGCACACCATCGACCCACTGGAGGGTGGCGCGAACTTTCCGAATGCCGTGGTGGTGAGCAATGCCGGGGTGGTGGCGATTGCTGCTGCCGGTGACGGCGTGCGCGTGGTGGATGCCGTGGGCAAGGCCGAGCTGGCCGTGCTGACGTTTGCCGATGGCCCGCCCGCGACCTACATGGGCACCAACATGGCCCAGGTGCTGGACTTCAGCCCCAACGAGGATTACCTGTTCGTGGCCCGCGTGGCCTACGGCGTGGCTGCCTTCAAGACCGCCGACTGGACGCGTGATGCTGCCATGAAGCTGGATGCGGCGTTCTATGACCCGGAGGCCGGTGACGATGGTGCGATGCAGTCGCCGACCAACTGGCTGAAGTTCAGCCCTGCCGGTGATGCCGTCTACCTGTACGGCCCGGAGCATGGGTTTCGCGGCAAGTCCTGGCCCGCGCTGCAGCCGCTGACCCTGCCAGCTTTCAACATGGGCGGCTCCGTGCGCGACCTGGGGTTCTCGCCGGACGGCCAGACCCTGTTCTACACCCTGGCCGCCGATGGTTCGGGCGTGGGGACGCTGACCAAGCTGAACCTGGCGGACGCCGGCGCCGAGCCAGTGGATGTGCTGGTGACCGCTGCGGACACCTTCAAGTCCATGGCCAATGTCGGCTTCAGCCTGAGCGCGGACGGCACCAAGGTGGCCTTGATGGGCTATGTGCCCGGCAACCTGGTGAATCGGGAGTACGGCGGCGCTGACCAAGCGGCCACCGTGATCGTTGCGGACGCCGGCACCGGCGCGGTGGAGAAAACCACCTTGTGGACGATCCGCGGCTTCCTGCTCGATACGTTTTGCCGCTTTGCGGTGTGGCTGCCCGTGGCCAAGCTGCAGCTGGTGACCGGCCTGATCAAAGACGAGGCCGGCGCCGGTGTGGCGCGCACCGTGGTGCTGCAGCCGCGCGAGCAGGACAGCCCGATGCAGCCGTACTGGACCCAAAGCGATGCCACGGGACGCTTCAAGGTGCCGGTGGCTGCGACCGGCAAAGTGCTCAACCGCATTGCGCTGGACAGCACGGGCACCTTCAACGACCTGATCGACAAGGTGCAGGTGTAAGCATGGTCCTGGCTGCTGATCAAGCCGGTGGGGCCTGGCAGGCCGGCCCCCGCTACAGCCCCTTGCTGGCGCTGGATGCGGGCAGCAGCTGGGCCGTGTCCGCAGAGCTGCCCCAGGTGCCCGGCTATGACCCCCTGCTGCCGGCCGAGGCCGGGGCCACCTGGCGCGGCGCCCAGCCGTACCACGCCCTGGCCGCTGCAGCAGCTGGTGGGCAGTGGCTCCCGGCAGACACCGGCGGCGAGGACTTCACGCCCTATGTGCCCCTGGCCGCTGATGGTGCAGGGGCTTCCTGGCAGGGCAGCAAACCCTCTCAGCCGTTGCCTGCTGGCGCTGCTGGCGGGCAGTGGATGCGCACGGGCGGCACGGCCGAGCCCGAGCCTTACGCGCCGCTGCCCCTGGGGGCGGCCGATGGCTCTTGGCAGGGTGCCCAGGCTTACCAGCCGCTGTCGGCCAGCACTGCCGGCGCGCAGTTCGCCCACCCCAAGCCCGCAGCCCCGGTGTACCGGCCCCTGGCCGCAGCCAGTGCCGACGCTTCCTGGCTGGGGGCCCAGCCCTATGTCGCCCTGCAGCCGGACAGCGCCGATGCCCAGTGGCAGCAGCAGACGCCCGCCGAGCCCACCGGCCATGCGGCCACAGGTTTCCAGGCCACCAAGTTCGGCACGCCCGAGCGCTGGATTGCGCCCCCGGCCACGCTGGTGCGCGCCCAGGGGTGGCAGACGGGCAGCTTCGGCACCCCCAATGTGCCGCACCAGGCCCTGCCCATCATGGGCGGCGCCTCCTTTGGCACGCCCCAGGCCACGTTCCACACGGACATTGGCGGTGGTGGGGAGCCCGTCACCGTGCAGGCGCGCGGCTGGCGCAGTGGCAGCTTCGGCCGCCCCGCGGCCCAGGCACAGCTGCAGGTGCAGGCCCAGGGCTGGCAGAGCGCCCAGTTTGGCCAGCCCGTCGCCCGGCAGACCGTGCACGCGGCAGCCATCGCGCCGGCCACGGCCTTCGGCACGCCAGCGGCCCAGCTGCAGCTGCAGGCCCAGGCACGCGGCTGGCAGGTGGCCCGCTTTGGCACGCCCCTGGTGCAGCGCCAGGGCAATGCCCAGGGCTTTGCCGTCACCAAGTTCGGCACGCCCACCGCCGGGGCCGCCTTCGGGGCCCAGGCCCAGGGCTTTCAGGCCAGCACCTGGGGCACGCCCGCCATGGCCGTCCGGGTGCATGCCCTGCCGATTGCGCCGGGTACACGCTTTGGCCGGCCCACACGCACATGGAGCACCGAATGCTGAAACTCAAAGACTGGCGCGGCATCAACAACGTGTCCGAGCCCGAATGCATGAAAAACCAGGAGCTGGCCGTGGCCCTGGACGTGGATGTGGGCCTGGACCGCGAGATTCGCCGCCGCGACGGCTATGCGCAGCTGTCCGAGGCCTGCCACAAGAACGTGCACGAAGGCCAGGGCTACGTCCTGGCCACCCGCCTGGGCGGGGAGCTGGTGGCGTGGCCCGATGGTGCACCGCCCGAAGCGGCCACCAGCTTGCACCCCTCGCTGGGCATCGCCCGGGTCTGGTACTGCAACCTGCCCGATGGGCGCACCGCCTTCACCAATGGCCTGATCAACGGCATCACCGATGGCCAGCGCGCCAGTGACTGGGGCGTGCCCGTGCCCCAGGAGCTGGGCGGCAGCACACAGGTGGCAGGCAAGCTGCCCCAGGGGGAATACCGCTACGCACTGACCTACACCCGGCTGGCCGATGGCCTGGAGGGTGGGGCGGTCTACAGCACGCCCCTGGTGCTGGACGAGGGCGGCTTGCTGCTGATGGGCCTGCCCGTGCTGGAGGGCTACCAGATCAACGTGTACCTCACGCCCCCCAACAGTGACCATGCCTATCACGCCGGCGTGGCCCGGGGCGACAGCTGGAGCTACATGGGCGAGGTGGATGCGCTGACGCTGCCATGCCGCACAGCGTTCCTGCAGCCGGCGCCGGTGGGCACCGTGCTGGCGTTCTGGCGTGGCCGGGTGCTGGTGGCCGTAGGCAACGTGCTGTATGCCTCGCTGCACGCCGAGTGGGAGCTGTTCGACCTGCAGCGCGACTACAAGCAGTTTGGCGCGGCCATCACCCTGATCCAGCCGGTCGATGACGGCATTTACGTGGGCACCGAGCGGGGGTTGGTGTTCCTGGCCGGCACGGAGTTCGACAGCCTGCAGTACGTGCCCCTGCTGCCCGAACCCGTGGTGCTGGGCTCCGGCGTGGCCGTGCGCGGCGACCTGGTGGCGCTGGGCGATGGCCGGGGCAATGGCGCGGCCATGCTGTGCATCGTGGGCGGTGGCGTGCTGGCCGGCTTCAACTCCGGGGCCGTGAACCGGCTGACCCACCAGCGCTACCGCACCGCGGCGCGCGAGGTGGCGGCCACCTTCCGGGAAGTGGGCGGCATGCCCCAGTACATCGCCATCCCGCAATGAGCTTGTTGAACACCCCCTTCTGGCAAGACCTGGGCGGCAACCCCCGCACGGGCGTGAACCCGCCATCGCTGGTGGTGCGCAGCGGGCGCCTGACGCCGCAGCGCCACGGGGAAATCCAGCAGATTTACATGCGCTTCAGCATGGCCAAGCTGACGGCCGTGGGCGATTTTTTCGTGTTCAACCGGGTGCTGACCGATGGTACCCGGGTGCGCATCGAGTCCATGCAGGGCCGGGACCGGGTGATGGTGTGGGCCAGCGACGCCGAGCAAGCGTCTGAATGGGACTACGGCTGGTGCCTGGTGCCGGCCGATGCGCAGTCGCTGCAAGGCTATGTGCGCCGTGCTGGCACATCCGGCAGCCTGCTGCGCCAGAACTTCAGGGCGCCCACAGGCCAGGACGTGGACCCCAAGGTGTTCACCTTTGTGGACGGACGCACGGGAAAGCGCCATGTGGGTGACAGCCGCGTGGGCGGCAACCGCGTCTGGCGTGGCCCGCCCGGCAAGGCCTTGGTGCTGACCTACGAGGGCGACACGGTGTATGTCGCGGGCAAGAAGACCAAGCTGGACTTTTTTGGCAGCGAAGGCTTTACCACCGGCATTGATGGCGCGGCCATTGCCCTGCGTGAGCAAGAACCATGGCTGGTGATGATCACCCAGTCGGTCGAGCGCACGGGCTTGGTGGTGGCGGCCATCAGGGTCAAAGACCTGAAGGCGGTGAACCGCGAGTATGTGGAGTGCGGCCCCGCCGTGGTCCCCAGCGGGGATGCCAATATGCCCATCGTGGCCTGGAATTTCTCGCCCGATGGTTTGAAGGCCATCGCCTTGGGCGGTGTTCCCGTGCTGGGCGGCAATATCCCGGGTTCGCTGAACCTTATTTACCGGGTGGAGCTGACGCCGATTAATGGCACCACGCCGTTTTCTGTCAAGCGCAGCACGCAAGAGCAGCAGGATATTGGCGTCACCCGGGTGGGCAGCAGCTTCAACCCCGAGGCGGCCACGCGCAATCTGCATTGGGAAGGGTGGCGGGATTTTTACGCCCGGCTGGCGCGCAATTACTACGCGGCCTACCACCACCAGGTGGAAGGGCAGTTTGGGCAGGAGCGGGATTATCAGGAAAAGGACACCTGGAACATCAATCCCACCATCGTGGCCGAGGGGGCGGGCGATACGCCGTTTCAGGCGCCGGTGTTCTATGACCCGATTTTGAGCGTTGTCACGTTTTCCACCAAGGGCGGGCAAGACAACATTCCGTTTTTCCCGGACCGGGACACGCAGGAAATTTCAACGCAGGCCCCGGTGGTGATTCCCAAGGCCGCATTCCTGTTTGACGATGGCGACGTGCCAGACAGTGGCATCCACTACACCCGCGAGCTGGTGCGCGACGAGGACCGGCCAGGGCAGAACGTCACCCTCCCGCCGCCGCTGGACGAGAACCAGGTGGCGGTCCGGCCCGAGGGCGCAGGCGGGTGGTTTGTGCAGTCGTACCGTGCCACCAACTGGATCAAGAATATCTTTGAATATTCGCTGGAGCCGCAAAAGGTGCGCTGCAAGGTGCGATTGATTGGCCTGGTCGTCAAATATGTGATGCCCAGGGTGCCGACGCCCACCTTTGATTCCCTGCAGCAGCTGGCCAGCCATTTCGATATGCGCTGGAGTGACGTGGCATTCAGCAGCGCCTCGCTGGGCACGTCCATTAACGGCTATTACGGCGCCTTGGTGGCCAAAAGCGACTACCCCCGGTTGACCGATGCAGCGCGCTATCTGAGCGGCCTTGCGGACAATTTGATGGATAGGCACCAGCAGCGCGACCTTGTTAATGACACTGTAGGCGTGGGTGCCCACCGGGTATTCAATCTGCGCGGCAGTGAGTTTGAGGCCGGGGATTCTGTTCCTGAATATGGCAGCAATGAGTATGAGATTGGGGGCGTGTATTACCGCACCAGTCCGGGATTCAGATACGCAGAATCCAATACCACCGGCCAATACAAGCCGTTTGGCCTGAAGGCAGATTTTTACGCCACGCCCAAATTCAAGAATCACTACACCACCAGCTGGCATTTTTCCTGCCAGGTGGCGCTGACCGGCCGGTGCTTGCTGGCGGCCGGCTATGACCGGCAGGGCCAGGAGCGTTTCATCTACTTTGAGGGCGACGAGGCGCGCACGCTGCGCTACACCGCCAGCGTGCTGGCCGACGACGAGGCCATTCCCCAGCGCAGCGTGGCGTACTCCGGCGAGCTGGGGTGCGTGCTGAAGGTGGGCAGCCAGGTGGTGGGTCAGACCAGCTACGCCGTGGCCGATGCCTTTGGCGGCCCCCTGGAAGAACACGATGCCCGGTGGTGGACCCATTCAGGAACTGGCCCTGCCATCACGGTGAAAAACCTGATCGTGTACGACCTGGATGTGGCCCTGGGCCACGTGCTGTGCCGGGAGGTGCGCGAGGTGTTCAGCGCCACCGGCGAACCTGCGCAGGCGCGCCCCACCCAGTACGAGCTAGCGATCAAGGATTTTTTGCACACGCCCACCGCCGTGCACGAGCTGGGCCAGGGGCGCAGCTACGCCGATGGCGCCCGTGTGCTGGACGAGGCCGTGCGGTATTTCGCCTCGACGGCCGCGATGTTCGGCAAGACCTGCCTGCATTTCATTCCGGACGGGGAGCTGGAGGTGGGGCCCAGTCATTTCCTGCGCGATGGCCCCGCCAACCAGTTCTACGCCGCGCTCTTGCCGCTGGTGCCCAGCAGCCAGCGCAACCCGGCCGCCAACGCCTACGGCTGGAATGACAACAACTTTGAAACGGTGTGGGCGCGTGACGCCTTGTTTCTCTACCCGGGCAGGGATGGCCGGACCTTCCACTACACCGGCACCGTGCTGCACATGAACGTCTACACCCAGCTGGAGCTGGCCATGAAGCCTGCGGGGGCGCATGCCGTGCCACCGCGCGCCACGCTGCAGCTGCGGTCCTTCAGCGATGACACCTGGATGGTTTGCTACTGCCAGGAGCAATACACCGCGGTGGCCGACAAGCCGACCACGCAGGCGCGGTACTTCATCAAGTGCGGCAAGAAGTCCCCCGTGACCGAGGTGGACGCTGCAGCCGCTTTCCCTTTTCTTCTTGCCGATTCGCCCAGCCTGCAGCGGGTGGGCTTTTACTTTGGAGCCAAGCCATGAATGCCATCGTCATGAACACCTTGAATGGGGCGGTCACGGAATACAGCCGTTTCGCCTTCCAGTCCATCACCCCCAGGCTGGCCGGCTCTGCCCTGGGCCTGTTCCAGCTGGGGGGCGACACCGACGCTGGCGAGCCCATCGCCGGGCGCATCGACACCGGCGCGCGCGACTGGGGCGGCACGCAGATGAAGGGGGTGGCCGCGGCCTACTTCTCCCTGCGCCAGACCAGCGGCGAGGCGCTCTTTGCCGTGGGGGTGGAGGGCGGCAGCGTCTATCCCTACCCCGTGGCCCTGCGTGCCAAGGGCGTGTCCCGGGCAGACCCCGGCCGCGGCATCCGGGAAAACTTTCTCTCGTTCGGCTTCGAGGTTCCAGGCGGGCAGGCCTTCGTGCTGTCTGTCATCGAGGTGGACATTCGCGCATCCAAGACACGGAGGGTTGCTTAAATGGCATCCGCACAAGAAATCGTCAATCAGGTCTACCGCACCGCCGAGGAATACGCCCAGAAGGCGCAGACCCAGCTGGGCGCTTTCACCAACGCGCTGAACGCTGCGATCTACACGCCGCCCACGGTGTCGTTCAAGTGAGAAACCCCGGCCGCGCCCACGATCCGCGCCATCCCGGACGCGCCCGAGCTGCCCGAAGTCAGCTTCAACCCGGCCAACCTGCTGGCCCGCCCGGCGCCCTTCAGCGCCACCGTACCCGAGCTGGGCGTGAACCGGTTTGAGCTGGATGACCTGGAAATCACGATCCCCGCCGCGCCGAGCCTGAGCTACGGCGCCATCCCCGCGATCCCCTCTATCCGGGACGTGGCCACGCCCGACGCCCCGGTGGTGGTCATGCCGGACCAGCCGGTCTACATGGAGGTGGGCACGGTCACGTTCGCCGGCGTGGACTTGCGCGAGGACTGGCTGGACGGGCTGGAGAGCCGGCCCACGCTGGAGCTGCTGGAGCCTACGCCCTACCAGTATGTGGCGGGGCCGGAGTACGCATCGCAGCTGCTGGAGCAACTGAAGGCCGTGATTGCCCGGCGCATGCAGGGCGGCACCGGGTTGGCGCCCGCCGTGGAGCAGGCCATCTGGGACCGTGGGCGCAGCCGTGAGACAAACATTGCCTTGGCCAAGTCCCGTGAGCTGCAGCGCACGGCTGATGGGGCGGGTTTCCCGCTGCCCACGGGCGCGCTGGTAGTGGGGCTGCAGCAGGTCAACAAGGAATACTACGACCAGCTTTCCACCCTGAGCCGGGAGGTATCCATCAAGCAGGCCGAGCTGGAGCAGGAGAACCTGCGCCAGTCGATTGCCGAGGGCATGCAGCTGGAGGCCAAGCTGATCGACTACAGCTACCAGATGGAGCGCCACGCCTTTGAATCGGCCAAGGCCGCGGCAGAGAACGCGATTGCGCTGCACAACGCGGCCATCCAGAAGTTCAACGGGCTGCTGCAGGGCTACCAGACCTACGCCAGCGTCTACAAGACCATCATCGACGGCCAGCTGGCCAAGGTGGAAGTCTTCAAGGCGCAGCTGCAAGCTGAAATGTCCAAGGCGGAAATCAACAAGCTGCGCGTGGAGCAGTTCAAGGCCGAGATCGAGGCCCGCATGTCCACCGTGGAGATCTTCAAGGCCCAGGTGGGCGCCGCGCAGACCCTGGTGGAAATCGAGAAGGCCAAGATCAGCGCCGCCGGCGAGCAGGTGCGCGGCTACGTGGCCCAGGTGAACGCCGAAACCGCCAAGATCGAGGCCTTCAAGGCCCAGGTGCAGGGCGAGGCCACCAAGGCCGAGGTCTACAAAGCCAAGGCGGCAGCCTATGCCTCCCAGGTGGGGGCTGAGGCCGAGATCTCCCGGGCACACGTGGCGCGCTACCAGGCGTTGATCACGGCCAAGACCCAGGAATGGGATGCCTACCGTGCCAGCCTGCAGGCCGAATCCACGCGCATCGATGCCGTGGCCCGCCAAAGCGGCGCCATGCTGGATGGTTACCGGGCAGAGACCGCAGCCGCGACGGCCGAGGCGCAATCGCAGCTCAAGCACTGGGAGGCTGTGGTGCAGCAGTACGCGGCCGGCGTGCAGGGCGCGCTGCAGACAGCCCGCATCAACAACGACGCTACCAATGCCGCGAACGCCGCGCGCCTGGATGCTGCCAAGGCTGGCACCCAGGTCTATGCGCAGCTGACCAGCGCGGCCTACTCGATGATGAACGTCAGCGCAGGCATCAGCGGTTCCGCCAGCATGAGCGTGGGCTACAGCTACGGCGGCGAGGTGTCTTCCAGCGTGCCCCCTATCAGTTCGATCGGATAGCGCCCCGGCTAGGGCTAGGAATTCCTGGCCCTTGCCAAGACACAGCACTACAGAATCATCACCGCCATCGGCACGCTACTACCGCGGTGGTCGTGCAACTTGTGGCGAGCAAAGAAGGCCGCATCTCAAGCTCATGCACGAGGCAAGTGTGGCACCTTTGCGAAATCCTCAGTCCTCGAGATGCGGCAGGGGAACCGGGCTGACCACAAAGGTATCGCCGTTGTTGTCTTGCTTGATCACGAAGCCGGGACGCAAGGCGTCATCGACCGGTTGCCACAGCACGCAGGGTGGGTGCCTAAAGTCGCCTTCCCAACCCACCTCAGCGGCGGCAATCTTGGCGGACTCCCAGAGGTCAATGAATTCGCTGTACGAGAGCCCAGGGCTGGAGTCCTCGCCATAACGAACCAGGTTTTCTGCTTCAATTTTTGCGAGGGTGACTGCCACACTCTCGACGGTGGGCAGGAGGTCCCAGTTGAAGTCGATGGGCACTAGCTCGGAATAGACATACCAGCTCATAGATTCCTCCATGTTTGCTGGTTTTAGATGCTAACAGCGGCGTGGCGTGCAGCTGTGACGACACGCGCTGCCTGTGTTGCGCCCGTGCACCGATCGCTTGCTTGGGGGCCGGCCTTCGCGTCGCCCCGGCTAGGGTTAGGCATTCCTGCCCCCGGCCGAGACACTGCTCCGCAGAAGGCAGTCCACCCCCCAACCGCCGCCTTCGGGCGGTTTTTTTACGCCCGAACACCATGAAAGTCGAAACAGCCATCGAAGCCGCCAACGCCGCAGCCATCGGCAGCAAAACCACCCTGGCGGGATCTGCAACGGCAGGTGTGGGCTGGGCCACCTCCAGCGCGTTCTTTGGCTGGGTGGGCGTGATCATCGCGCTGCTGGGCCTGGGGGTGAACTACTACTTTCGGCGCAAGGAGCATGAGCTGCGCTTGCGCGATGACGCACGCAAGGAGGCCGAGCACCTGGCGCGCATGCAAGCCATTCAGGGAGGGTGCGATGTCTAGCAAAGCCAAACTCATCGCCGCCATTGGCGCGGCCGCCACCGCGCTGGTCGTGCCGCTGGTGGCCAGGTACGAGGGCACGGTGCTGCGCACCTACCGCGACCCCATCGGCATCATCACCGCGTGCACCGGCCACACCGGGCCTGAGCTGCGCATGGGCCAGACCTTCACCCGCCAGCAGTGCGAGGCCATGCTGTACCAGGACCTGGCCCAGCATGCCGATGCCTTGGGCTGCATCTACCAGCCGCTGACCGACGGCCAGCGCGCCGCCTTCCTCAGCTTTGCCTTCAACGTGGGGGAGGGGGCATTTTGCCAATCCACCCTGGTGCGCAAGGCGAACGCTGGCGACCTACACGGCGCGTGCGCAGAACTGAGTCGCTGGACCTATGCCGGTGGCAAGCAACTGCCCGGCCTGGTGCAGCGCCGCGCGGCAGAGCGCCAGTTGTGCGAAGGGGGGCTGGCATGAGTGCCCGGGCCCTGGTGGCCGCCGTGGGCGCGGCCTTGGTGTTTGGGGCGGGCTGGGTGGCCAACGGCTGGCGCCTGGATGGCCAGCACGCCGCGGAGCTGGCCCAGCGTGACCGCCAAGCCCTGGCCGTGGCCGAGCAGGTGATGGCGATTGGGCGTGCAGCGAATGCCGCCATCTCAACCGCAGACGCGAAAGCGTGGAAAGGACTGGAAGATGACAAGAAAGAGCTACGCCGCCTGCGCGGCTGTGTCGCTGATAGCACTTGCGGGGTGCACCTCATCGCCGGCGAAAGTGGTCACGGGCCCAGCGATCCAGGCGCCGGCAGTGTGGGCCATGACACCGTCGAACTCGATTCAGACGTTCAACGCCGTGTTCTCGACCACCGAGAAGCCATCGGGGAAGACGCCAGAAAACTAGAGTACCTGCAGGCGTATGCACGACAGTGCTGGCGCGCCACCGACGGTGATGATGGGCCTAGCCGGTGATTGGCTTCGCTGACTGCAATTCGACCCAAAAGAGACATTCATAGGGATGTCAACGTCGATGCTGCCCCATATGTTGCTCCTTGCTTAGGAGGTGATGAACAACTCAGCATAGGGTGATAAAAAATAAAAAATGAATTTGTGACGCACATACGCACAATGATGCAAAAAAGCATACAATGCATACATGACGCACGCACTCACAATTGATATGAAAAATCAAAAAACTACCGTTGAATTCACTCTTCAAGACATCAAAGGTGAGTTGAGGCACTACATGATGGCCCTCACTATGGTGATCGGAGATTTCTTTGGCCAACACGCTATTGCAGGAGTTCTAGGTCTTCAAGAGCGCGATGAGTCTCTTTTAAGCACAGAAGATATTTCCCACTTGGCAGTCTTTGAGCGCCTAGAGGAAGCCTACGACTATGCATTCCTCGGATATGAAGGCGGCTTTGCCCTTGAAACCTATTTCGAGCTCCTGAAAGACCTCTTGCAAATGTTCGCTTGCAACGATTTATTGGAAGTCGCGTACTGCGACTCTAATGTTCAAGCTGGCATCGAGTATTCCAAGGGAGGCTTGGAAAAGCTGGTTTCTATGGGATATGCCAGGATTAACTTGGATGGCACATTTCCATGTTCTGATGACCTTGATGCCAAACAGATTGCATTGCTGGCGGGAATCACTGAGCGTAGCGTTCAAAACGCCTTTTCTTTGAAAGGAGAGGCTCGGCTTAACGCTTCCAAGTCTTCTACTGGTGGCTACTACGTAGCAGCAAAGGAGGCTCTTCGCTGGCTAAAAGACAAAAAGGGCTTCGTCCCCACTCGATCACGCGTGCCTCTGTCCGATGATCAGCAGTGGCCATCAACGATTTCCTCACTATCAGAACTGCGAGACATGCTCCATCAGAAGATGAACGGCATGGGACTATCTATTGAAGAGTTGGCCGAGGCTATCGGGCAAAGCCAAGAGCTTGTTCGCGGTAAGTTAACTAAAGCTACACAGATCACATTTCAAGACGCTTTGCCATTTGCAAAGGCGCTGAAAATTGATCCACAGATATTGCTATTGCAGATCATGTCCTTGTGCCACCCTGAAGAAGCACGGCTTATGGTGACAGCGAAATAAGAACCAAAAATTTTGAGAAATTTGAGAAAATGAATACAGATCTAATTACCCGCTTTGCTCCCGTCATTCGTGCCCTGACACCCTCTGAAATCAATGACTCCAAAGTCTTGCAACAGAAACTTGAAATTGCACGGCAAGATCGAATCCAAGTCTGCTACACCCCATTTGAATACTTGAATAAAGATGCGCGAGTTGTCATCGTTGGCATCACTCCTGGTGCGACTCAACTAATGAATGCTGTTAAGGAAGTGCGCCGCCAACTAGATATGAAAAGTTCATATGAGAATGCACTTAAAGAAGCGAAGGCAACTGGAGCATTCAGTGGCGCTATTCGCCCAAACTTGACAGGAATGCTTGACTCAGTAGGTATCGCTGGTTGGTTGGGAATTAAAAGCTGCGATGAGTTGTTTACAAGCTCAAAGCACTTGGTTCAAACATCGTCCGCTCTTCGCAATGCAGTTTTCGTTGATGGAGAAAATTACAGCGGTAGTCCCAACATGGTTCGTACTTCTGTTCTGCGCGACCAATTACTCAGTCAATTTGCACATGAGGCTCAAGCACTCTCAAAGGCTGTATTCATTCCACTGGGCGACAAAGTATCCGAAGCACTTCACTTTCTAGCCAAAGAAGGAATCCTATCGTCAGACCACATCCTAGATGGCCTGCCACACCCTTCAGGAGCTAATGCGGAGCGCATCGCATATTTCCTAGGACGCAAAGAACGCTCAGCACTGTCTGCCAAAACGAATCCTGAGAAAATTGATTTAGCTCGTGCTGAACTGATATCAAAAATTAAGGCATTAAAGCGTTGACCTTGTCCTTGTGACTGACTGCTGGAAAGACAGCACCTTTCGTTTTGTTGTTTCGGCAACTTTGGCGTGGAGCTAAAAACTCCACGTTTTTTTTACATTCATCAAGTCAAAAAAATCTCGCCAACTCCGATGGCGTTGCCTCGCTTTCTGTAACTCTGTGCTTAGAGTGGCTAACACGACCCAGCAAACCCAAGGTTTGCGGTCGAGACGAGGCGTGAAGCTGCAGGCAGTACAAAAGTACGACAAAGCGACACAATGATGTATCGAGGGTGGTGTTAGCGGCTCTTAGAGTCAATTTCGATAGCTGCTTCTGGCCGTAAGCCGTCAGCCCACCAAAGCCCCGTCCTTCGGGGCATTTTCACGCCCTCGCAATCGGTATCTTGTTCAGCTTGGTGCTGTACGTCAGCGAAAGCGCAAGCAAGCCCGCCCGGGTAGAGCCGTGGCGGGCTTCACTTTTCATCGCAGCTGCAAGCTGCCCTGCTGCGGTGCGGCCACCACGTTTCGCGCTGCCATGCGGCCCAGGCGGGCGGTGCAGGTGGATGCGAGTTGGGTCAGCGTCTGCACATCCACTGCCAAGCTGTCTTCGATCGCGCAGTGGAAGCGGTCAATCGGCATCACGTAGGCGTTGCGGTCCACAGGCTTGACGCGCGCGACCGCACCTTCCTCGGCGGTCACATCAAAGCGCAGCATGTACCGGTTGAGCTGCCAGTCCTGGGCGTGCATCACGGCATCAAACACGGATTGGTAGACCTCAGCCGTGGCCACCAGAGCGGCTCGGTGGGCGAGGGCGATCTGGTCGGGGTCGTAGGCGGGCTTTTGCAGCTCGGCCTCCATGCGGTTGAAGGCGGTTAGGTACGCCACTTTCCACGCCGCAGCCTCTTTGCCCGTGAAGCCCATGGCCAAGAAAACAAAGCCATCGCGGGTGATGCGGTAGGCCGGGTCTTGGCGCGTGCGGCCAACGCCCAAGTCAGTGACGATTTGTATGGGTGCAAAATTGCACTCATAGAAATCTGCGTCCACCGTGTTGCGCAAATTGCGAATGGCGCGCATCACAATTTTGTGCTCTTTGCCAAAGTGTTTGGCAATCTGGTTGCTGGTGGTGGTGACGTGGCCTTCAAAGATTTGAAGGCTAGGGGCTGCGATGGCAACGGACGTGCCTGTGGTGGCTTGCGACATGACGCTCTCCTGTTTGAGATTCGAAGCCTCATCGAAGCGTTCTTACGCACTTCAATGAGGCGGCCGGGAGGTTAAGAACCTGCAAACAGACAGGCGGACTTCTTCCCCTTGCGGGTGTTGTATCCGTCGCCCTCCCGGCCATAAATCAAGCATCTGTCAAAGTACAGATGTGCAATGTCCGGACGCAAAAAAACCGCCTAACTTTCGGGTGCGGTTCTTCCGCTGTTTGAAGGAGTTCTTACGCTCCATCCCTTTCGAGACCGCGCCAGTATAGCGCGAGTGGCTGGATACGGCAGTTTGCCGCCTGTCGGGCAACGCCTGTTGAATTGCGCCAATATGGTGCTAATTATTTGATTTTTAATATAAATCTTATAGCTTGATGCGTATGTTTGATGCGCGATGGGGCTAAAAAAACTGGTTTCAGTGATAGACGTGAAGGCCTTATTTGGTTACTGTCTGTGTCCTTTTTTACAGTGATTTCAGGCGGGCTTGGTGTCTGAAGCACGGCGTACACCTATTTACAGCCAATAGCTGATTCACATGAACCACATTTATCGATCGATTTGGAACGCCACATTGGGCTGCTGGGTGGCCGCCCCTGAGACTGCAAGCACGGGCGGCAAGGTCAGCCGCTCCCGTACCATCTGCCAGCCACCAGTGGATGGGATGCGGACAAGCGCCCCCCGTTCCTGCCTGCGCCAGCGCGCCCCCGTGTGGGTGGCTGTACTGGCACTTTGCGGGCCAGCTTCCGCCGCGGACATCGAACTCAGCACTGTGGGTGATTCCCACGACATTTCCGCCACGGGCAGCCAGACCGTCGATAACTTCAGCGGCGTAGTGGGAACCACACTCATGCTGGGGGGCAGCACACTGACCTTCGGCACGGCGACCAGCGGAACCTTCGCCGGCTCGATCAGCGGCACCGGCGGGCTGGTGAAGCAGGGCGCAGGCACGCAAACCTTATCCGGCGCC